TATTTCCATCTTAGGTAAAGATACAAAAAACAAAGTATCATCCTCTTGATGAAAAAACACAAATATTTCACCATAGTAGTCACCCCTAAGAATAGCATAAGATGAACCCTTAGTTATGTGGGTTTTTTTAACTGGGGAAAAAAAATTAAAAATCTTTCCCAACATATTCATTCTCTTATTCCCCCCTATTGAAAATAACTCTACTCATTAAGGAACTCAATGCATCAGAGTCTATTTGCGTATTTGCATGATGGATGCAAATTGGATCGCCCTTCATATCGTAACCAAATATCATAAAAGCCTGGAGGAACTCTGATACATGATTGTTTATTATTTTAACAGCTTCTTCACTATCTTTTGTCTTTTTCTTAACGCCTCTAACATAATTCTGAATAGAATCAATCAATAATTCATTTATTTGAGCACTGTCAATAGCACTCATTTTAATATCATTTACAGGAAGTTTTTTTTTTGCCCTCCGTTTATTATTATCATTTCCTTCCATGATTGAATTATTTATCTTTATGATATGGGCTATTGATGGAATTATTTCTAACGCCAGCATTAATTAAATGAGTTATAATAACTTCCAAACTTTCAGTTTTAATCGATAAATTTTTAGCGAATTTCTGACCCCCATCATTAAGCTCAAACATAATGTCGCCCATAAATTCCTTGTTAACATAACAAGTTATCCATAGAGATGATCCTTTCGGATCAACTAAAACACTCCAACAACGAGGATCATGAATACCATAATCATCAAACATTTTCCATACTATGAAACCAGAATCCTTAAGTCTTTTAATAAAATAACTAGGAGTTTTGATGGAATTTTTTGTTTTGTGTCTAGTATCGTTTTTCATTTTATTAAGGAAGACATGATGTATTTCATTTTATTATAATTATTCTCAATCTCAAATAATACAACTCCAATTTTAACATTTATTTTAACTTTAATTTCATCAATATTAGAAATATCCATAATCCTAAATATCTCAAAATTTAAAGGTAAAGAATCTACAGGATCTCCAAAAAAAGATTCAGAAATCCTTAAAGTTATTGTGTCTATATTATTTCTAGTCTTGTCGGTTAATTCACCATGAATGCCGTCATTACTATTTCCAAATAAATATATCTTATTCGACTCTGAACTAAAAACGGAACCCTTTATTAAATCTCTAATAGTCTGCTTTTTTATTGAAAAGCTGGATTGAAACTCAGTGTCCCTCAATCTGTTCAAACTCATTTTTGGACTCTTTATTATACCATCTTCCTGTAAATGATATTTGAAACGAATACCAGAATCTTTATAAGATAAGTTATTCTCCTCTAACTCAAAAGAAACATCATCCGTAGCAATTGTATCAAATGCTTTAATTAACTTTTTAATATCTGGACAATTTAATGTCTTGATATCAACGAATTCAGACTCTATAGGGTATTCGACGTGAATATAGATACTATTATCGCTAGTACATGTTAAACAGGACAACTTGTCAGCATTAACTTCCAAAATAGAGGCATCAGATATCTTAGATATGGGTGATAAGAAATTTTTTACAAAATTTAATTTACTCTTAATTTTTATTGTTTTTGACATGTTTAATGATTATATCAAGCTTCTTCTCAAGGTCAAACAATTTCTTATGAATATCACTAACTTCTGCCTGTTTAAATAAAGGCAATTCAAGTTGATTTCTATCAACTTGAATATTATTAACCTGAACAGGTTTAATGGTTTCTTGAATAGAAAAACTCTGCACTGGTTTATGTTGATTCACATTTCCAACATAATTAACAATGGATGAATCTTCCATAATACTATTGATTATATTTGTATTATAATCAGTAGCCGCAGATTGATTACCCGAATTATTATAATTGGGTAATATGTTATCATAATTCACCATGCCCTTAGATAGCGAGGTGGAAGAATTGACAATTAAATTATCCACGTTACTTCTTAGTTCGGATATTGGACCAGAGATAATACCCTTTAGTGCTTCGAGCACTAAAGGGTGATTAGCTGGCAAGTCCCCTCCTGGTTGAAAGGTATCTTCCATTTTTTAATCTAGATCGGCCAATAATTTCTTTAAATTATCATCATCTTCACTATCGCTTGCGAATGGAGAAGTATCATCATCTGAATCAGATGCTTTAGGTGTACTGAATTCTCCAGATGCCTCGACTACAGCCGCTTGTTTCTGTTGGAACGCCTTGTTCTCAACAAGAAGTGTCGGCTTCACAAAGAAATGCTCATCTAGAATTTCAAGCAACTCATCCTGAGATTTCGTTGAAACGATTGAAGTCAAATCAAATGATGAATTGTAAACCTCCTCTGCCTTAGTATCAGTCATTCCCTCAATCTTACGAGGCATTGTGAACTTGGAAGATGTATATGAAATATAATCACCCTGTTGTTCAGACTTGATCTTAAAGTTTACTCCATTTTCAGATAGATCAAAGATCCTTGGACCGAAGTCTTCTGAACCCTCACCATCAATCGCATCGGAAATAATCTTATGGAGTTGCTTTCCATAACGAATAATCTTCAATGTCCCATTATTTTCAGGGTTTGTGGGGTCATCAATAACATAAGCGTTAATCAACCAGCGTTCATTACGGCGAAGAAGATTTGCCTTAGCCTTTTCCTCATCGGTACCATTTCTCAACACCTTAAACTTAGTATCAGTGATTGGACAACGTTGACCAAATGTAGTTGGAGATAAAACACTGGTATACTGACCAGTTCCGAATGAACTCCAGTCATAGGTATAATAGTGGAAGAATGTCTTCTCTGGTGAGGACACATTCGGAATCAGTCTAACGGTATAAGTTTTATCCTTCTCAAATTTGAGAATGTTTCTTGTACCAGATTGAACTGCGTTCTTTTGAAGAGCATCTTTAATGCTATCAAACATTTTGTTGGTGAATGTATTCATATTCGTAAGCAATATTACATTAGTTTTTGTATATGTCAAGCCTATCTTTCAATATTTTTAAACCATCCGTGGAAATTTTATTACACTTCACGGAAGAGTATAATTTAGTGCGGAATATGGATAACTTGGAAATGACATCTCCAAGCATGAATTCTAGAAGTTCATAATTCTGGGAATTAACTACCTTATCAAAATTAGAAAAAGATAAACAGTTATAAACCGATATATTTTTCTCCTTTAAATGTAAAAACACAGTATTCATGTTGTTAGTTTTGTGATATATGTATTCGTGCAAGCCGAGTTTATTATGTTTACAAAATTTATATATGAACTCCAAACCACTCAATACCGCTTTCCTTTGAACATCAGAATCTGGATCTAAATATGTTTTTTTCTTTTGATACAAACTATAGGTTTTCATAGCCTTCTGTGTTATATAAAAATTCAAATCAAAATGATTTTCATCTTCGTATATCATATAGGGAGCTTCGAAAAAATCATTCAGATTCACATATGAGTTCCTATTGAAAAAATTTTCCAATTTCAACAACGTGGCATAATTGACATCATCGCTAATAGTGGAAAAATCTTTTCTAGTTTTATATGGTAAATTTTTCTTCGTTCTACTTATCCTCAAATAAGTATTGTATATATTTTCCAAATCTCTCATTTAGTTAAGCAACTAACGTAGTGAATCTATAATTTTTTTGTTTTTCTTATTGTTAAGAAATTTCATAACATATTTGGATTTATATAAAGACGCGTCATTATCTAAAAATAGCCTAACAGCATCCATATCATTGTCAATATTGTTTATCAATTTGAAGAAATCACGTATCTTAATATCCTGAATATACAATAACAGAATTGATGCATAATTCATCTTCTTGTTATTCAATATACTTATAAAACTACAGAATGAATTAAAAATGTGTTCTTTTTCTCTATTTTCCTTTTCCGATATCATATTTATTTAAAAGTTTTGTAAAGGTCATGAATTTTTCAGTTAACAAACCTCCTGCGGTGTTTTTATATCCACCACCATCTGTGAGATTTTTAGCCAATTTTGGCAAATCTACATTTGAGTGATGGTTTTTTCTAAAGTTCACTTTTTTAGTAACGGCATTAACAACTATAGCTATTTCAAATCCCATATTCGTTAATTCAGAGGCTACTTCATTTATACAAGTATCTGCAAATGTGGCTATAACTTTGCGGAAAACCCCTTGTATCTTAAAGTCACCAACATAAAAATCAGCAGCATCAATTATTTTTCTAATTTTATTTTTATAAAAATCTATGATCTTTAATTGATCGTTTCCGAATGCGGTGAATCCATTATTGAAATCATTTCTAAACTTTTCAAGTTTATCTCCCTGATAATTCCAAAATATCATGTTTAAGCCAATTGAAGTTTCCCTTTCCAGTAATCTATAGGAAGCATAATCATCTACCAAAGCAACCAACTTTCTTTGATCGGCTGTTATTTTTCTGTCTTTCATGGTATCTTTCAAATGCCTATATAACCCCAACACAGTAGAACCATATTCCAATACCTTAACTTTAGCGTTCACATAGAGAGATAGACACCTTTCAGCCTCTTGGTGATGATCGAAGATGTATACGTTCTTATGATCAATTAAATGTAATATATTACAGGTATCAAAACCTAAAAAATAAATAGAATCATATTCGTCTATTTTATTTTTTAATAACCATTTAGATACGCTATTATGTAGATTTTCATGGTTACTTATAGTATATGTAGGCATATTCCACAAATACCATTGTAACACCATATACGATGTCACTCCATCCAAATCGGAGTGGACAAATACATGTATTTTTTTCTTGTTATCCATTATCTATTAACTTATAACGGATTCATCAATCTTCAAGTGATTTAATTGATTTATTAAATTCGCAGACTTCATCTGTCCCGCTTCTCACATCTTCCTCAGACAAGGTTAATGTGGTATAATCTATTTTCAACATAGTCGATCCAAAATTGGGTCCAAAACGATTTTTAGCTACTCCCATATTAATAAAACCATTATCTTTATCTTCATCGGTTTGCCAAATATTGAAAATACAATCTGCGGTGTTCGCTAAACTAATACCCTCAGAAATTGTTTCTAAACTAGGACTAGCGGAATTATAACCTGAACGATTAATTTGAGATGCGGTGATGACAGGAATGCTAAACTTGTAGGAAACGGCTCTGAGTTGCTCAGATATATGTTTAACACGCTCGTACATATTACTAACACCTTTAACACCACTGTCCATCAGATTCAAATAGTCCAATACCAAACAATCGACCTTAATACCTCTCTGCTGTAATTTTTTCAAATATGCCG